GTGGTTGGGTAGTTATTAAAATTATTAAGTACAATAAAACTGGAATACACGAATTACAACAGCACGTATTAGAAACAGCACAACAATACAAAATACAAAGAAGTAATATCATAATAGATGAGGACGGTGTTGGTGGTGGTTTAAAGGACGTTTTAAGAGGTTCTAAGGGATTTATTAATAATTCTAAGGCATTGGGCAAAGAGAACTATCAAAACTTAAAATCACAGTGTTATTACAAATTAGCAGATTTAGTAAACAACGGTGGATTGTATATTAAGGACAACCAGTTTAAACAAGAAATAATACAAGAGTTAGAAGTGGTACAAATGAAAGACGTAGACAAAGACAATAAATTAAGAATAATTGGTAAGGATAAAATTAAAGAAAACATTGGACGTTCACCAGACATAAGTGATGCGTTAATGATGCGTATGTATTTTGAATTAAACAAAACCAAAATTACTTATTTCGGTTAAGTAAAAAGTTCGTGAGTAAAATAATAATATAAATTAAATTTGCAGAATATGTTAGTACTAAGTTTAAACAATAAGGAAGTAAAAATACCACAGAGTTATAACGAATTAACGTTAGAGAACTTTCAACAGTTGTGGAAGATTTTATGTAAGTACAATTTAACTAACCCAGACACAGACGACGAGTTAGATAATAGGGTACTAGACGAAATAAACTTAACCAAAGAATTATGTGCTAAGTTAATAGGGTTAAGTCCCAAAGATGTAGACAAGTTAGATTACACACAATGTCAACAAGTGGTGGACGTGTTTAACAATATGTTAGACGGCGATAAGTTTGAAAGTGAATGGGGCAGTCACGAGTTTACACACAATGGGGAAACGTACTACTTTCCACAACCAGATTTTAAGACAATGACGTTTGGAGAATACGCTACATTAAAACAGTATGAACAAGTGTTAAGCAAAGACAATGATAAACGTTTTGATTTTATACCAGAACAAATAGCATTGTGTTGTAGAAAGAAAGATGAAGAAAAAGAAAGTTATGATTTAGGAGAACGGGCTAAATTGTTTAAAGATATTACAATGGACGTTGTTATGCGACTAACTTTTTTTTTGCACAAACGGATAGAAACATTGCAACATCTTACCCAAATATATTCAAAGGAGACAAAGACAGTACAGCAAGAAAATTAGCGTATATGGTAGAGGGTTACGGGTGGTTGAATACAATTTATAGATTAGCAAAAGTAGGGGTGTTTAATAAAGGAACAGTACACAACGCAATAGAGAGTGTAGAGGAAACAGATTTAAGAGAAGTGTTAACATATTTAAGTTGGGAAAGTGCTGATGCCGAATACACAATGGAGTATCAAAAGGAATACCAACGTAAGATGAAAAACAAAGGAAATTAATATGAAAAAGAAAGGTACTAAAACAAAGGCAAAAACCAAGACAAAAGGTAGTTGGCACAAGAAGAAAAAAAAGAAATAAATTATGGCTATAATAACAAACTTAACTAATTTATCATTAGACATAGAAGTTGCTAAGACTGGTTACTTTAATCAATTTGAATATGGTAACTTAGGAATGATAAATGCTAACCACAATAATCTTTATCCAATCTTACATTTATTGCCACCAACAAGTGTGATAATAGACCCGTACAAAAACGCAGAACAACTAACGTGTATCTTTCATTGTTACAGACCAATCTTAAAAGACACGGGTGATACTACAAAAGGTGTTAATGCACAAGAGTACCAGTTAGAAAAAACACACGACGATTTATTTCAACGTTTTATTGGTACAATGCAAAATGTTTTTTTAGGAAACGAACCGAAATACACAATGGTTCAACAATGGACAATGGAACGTGTTAACGAGGAGTTTAATGACGGGTTAGTTGGTATAATTATAACAGTTACAATAGAACGTTACGCAATGTGTTTACAGTATGATGAAGACAACGTTGTAGCAGCGGGTAGCCCAACACCGTAAATTATGGGAGTAAGTATACAAGGACTAGAGGCAATTGGTTTACAGTACAGAATAGCACTGGGACACGAACTGTTAAGACAAGGACAACAGAAACGAAGTGGGAGTTTGTTAACCAGTTTAAGACAAAGAAATATGTTAGGGTTTTCACCAACAATAAGAATAGAGGGAAACCATTATTGGAGGTTTATTAATTACGGTGTAAGTGCTGGGCATATTAAGAAACCGTACGCAAGACCAAGAATAGAGGGTTTAATAGACTGGTTAAAAAGAAAAGGAATAGGAAGTGGTGACGCACAAATAAGGGGAATAGCATTTGCAATAGCAACAGTTCACGCAAGAGTTGGTATGCCACAAAGACGTGGAAGACGTGATTTTAGTAGAATGAATTTCGTTGATAAAGCAATACATAAAAACCACAACAGAATACAAAAAGTGGTTGACACTACTTTTGGAAAAGAATTTAGTTTAATGTTACAAAAATTACATAGATAAAATGGCAGTAATAGGACAGAACAATCCAAACAGTTGGTATGATAGTAGCAGACCGTTTACGTTTAAATTTAAGTCAACAACAGCGAACGCAATTGGTATTGTGTACAAACTACAAAGACGTAACGAATACACAAATGCGTGGGACGACGTTACGGAACATTTAAAACAACCTTTGGAATGGGGGTACGCAGATTTATACTTAGTTGACCCATCACAAATTTGTACTGATTATGTACACTTTTCACCAGCACAAGACATAGCAACTAACAACGTAGAATTTATGCCGTACCACGTAACACGGTGGAGAATGTACGCAACCGAACAAACAATAGACGTAGCGACCAGTGAGGTGTCTTATGACCAGAACGAAAGCAACTGGTATATGTGTGCAACGTGGTGGACAATAGACAATTCTACAACACACGAAGAAACGTATAGAAAAACGGAAAGCCAGTTTACAAATAACTATTATTTAAACAATACAAATTGGAGTGGACAACAAACGTGTAGAATGTTAAGCGATATGCCTTTTGTTACGGAACACTGTTATGAAGATAATCACCTTATGAGTTGGGCTACAAGCATAAAGGGTACAAACTTAGAAGTTGATATTTACAGAGAAGACGGTACAACACATTTAAACGTGGATATGAATAATGGACTTACAGCTCCTGGAGTTACTCAGTTTGGAATAGGTGTACCGCAACTACAATACTATCTTATTACAAATGCTAACATTAACACATACTGGAGTAACGCAAATGACTGGGTTAAGTTGGTGTGGAGATGGTGTTTAAACGGAAATAAAATGTCTGCTGATTACACGTTTAATTTAAAGAAATGTGGTTGTTCCAACGAACATATTAGAGTATGGTGGAGAAGTAGTCGTAACGGTATGGATTGTTTTACATTAGAGGGTACGTTCTCACAAAAGATTGTTTCGGGTTACGAGAGGTTTCAAAAACCATTAGGTATGAGAAGAAGTGGTGATGAAACAACAACGTCTGCTGACTACATAAAAGAAAATACATACAACCAACAAAGCAGTGGAATAGGTAAAGTAAACATAAGAGCAAATAAAAAAATAACAGCGTTTAGTCAGTGGGTAAACAAAGAGCATTTAGAGTGGCTTTCACAAATTTTAACATCAACAAATGTTTACATAGAAGACAGAAGTGTAAGCACAATGAATACATTTAAGTTAACACCAGTAATTGTAACAAACGGTGAAATACAAACAAAACCATTAAACAGTTCGCTAGGTAAAATTAAATTAAATTTAGAGTACGCAAACCCAACAACAACAAATAGAATTTAATAATGGCAGTAGAAGTTAAATTACAGATACTTTATCCCGACCGTAACCAGACAAACGGTTTCTTAGATATTTACGAAAGTGAAAATTTACCTTTGTCAATACAATACGGAATTAAAAACATTACAAATTTAGGGGAGAGCCAAGGAGCTTATACAAAGACGTTTGACATACCAGCAACCAAACACAACAACAAGTTGCTTAAACACTGTATAAGAGACCAAAAAGACGACATAGTAGAGTTTGTAGACGAAAGCATTAAGTGTCGGGTTACTGTTAACGGAAGAATTGTTTTAACTGGTGCTTTTACAATTAAAAGTTATTTAAAAGACTACAAAGATAGAGGTTACACAATTTCCATTTTAGGAGACAATAATAATTGGACAACTATTATGGACGGGAAGATGATGTGTGAAACATTAGACGAACAGTTAAACCAAGAACACGAATGGACAAACGGGTTGTGGAATTGGTATAATTTAAACAGAAATGTAGACGACGCTACATATCCAGGCGGTATGCCAACTTATGATGTTTGTATTCCTCATATTTGTTGGGGAGAATATGCAGTACCACATTCAGTTGCGGGAATACCTACATTTCAAAGTGTGTTAGAAGAACAAACACCGGCATTTTTTGTTAAGAATTTAGTACGTGCTTATTTTACAGAGGCGGGATATGAGTTGGTGAGTAAGTTTATGGACACCAAGTTTTTTAAGAAATTAGTTATACCAACAGACCCGTTAAGATTTAATCACGCAAATTATGGAACGTTGGGTGGTGGTATTGGCGCTAATGATGAAATAGTATTAGTTGAGGCAAACTTTTATAACGACACGGGTAGAGGTAACGCAACAGCATTACATTTTAACAACACGTGGACGGGTATGAATTACGTATTAAATTGGAAGTGGTGTGATTGTGATGAAACAACTCTTATGCCCGACTATGACAACAGTTTTCCAATACAAACTTCTAATCATTGTGTTGGACTGGGAACAGTGTTTTCTCCAATGCAAGGAAACCCAACTGGTTCTTTTTGGATGGGTGAAAGAATAACACCGTTTAACGAAGAAATTGTTGACGGGACAAATACACAAATTATTCACGAACACCAAGATTGTAGAAATACTAATTGGGCAAACCAAAGTATGCACACCAATCTTTCTTTAATATGGGGACACGCTGGGAGTTGTAATTCAACTGGTGGTGGTGTTAACTTTTTTAATAAACACCCGATACAGTATCATAATTGGACGTGTGTAACAACTGGAACTTATACGGTAGAAGTCTATCAATCAATGGGCTTAATGAAAATGCAGTCAGCCTTAAATCGTGGTAGAGCAAAAGTAAAGGTTCAATTGATTATGCACACTGGTTTGGGTGGTGACAACTTTACGGACAACACTGTTATTCATAGTTTAGGTACTACACCAGGAACACAAACAGTATTAGCTGACGCAATAGTTACAAATAGTTCTAACAATAAAGAATTACATTGGACATACAGAGAAGTGGACATAGTGTGGACGGGTGTTATACCAGCGGGGGCACAAGTTTATGTGATAACTTCTATTATAAACAATTCTCGTGACCCTAGTGCAACAAAACCATTTACGGGACGAGCAATGTTAATGGACAGAGATTACACGCAATATGATTGTGGAACAAACACAGACCACATGACTGGAACAACAGCACGTGAAACTAAGTTTAGAATAAAAACGGGTACGGGAATTTCAATAGGTGATACAGTAACGTGGCACGAATATCTTCCTTGTGATATATCACAGAAACAATTCATTAGCGGTTTAACTGGTTTATTTAATTTACATTGGTGGACAGATGAGGCATCAAAAAAAGTGTATGTAGAACCTTACGACACATTTTACCAGACAAGACAAGAGAGTGTTGATTGGAGTAGGAAAATAGACTACAATACAAAACACACAACAAAATTTTTAACGGACATACTAAGTCGTTATGCGTTGTACAAATACTTAGACCCAACAAAAGACGGGTATCAAGCAACATTGAATTTAAACTTACCAGTTCCTTATCACGCACAATTAGTAGACTTAGGAGACCAGTTTATAAACAGAACAAACGTGTATGGAACAGATTTGTTTGGTGCAACAGTAATGATTGGTGACAACCAGTTAGTTCCATTAATAACACCAACTCCCCCGTGGATACCTTTAATTGTTCAAGAGTGGGCGGTTGACGTTGGTACAAGTACAAAACCAGAAAGAGCAAGTGGGTATAATTTAAGAATTTTAAGTTATGAGGGGTTACAAAGTACGGGAGACCAAAAAGTAGAACAAAGTTGGACAAACAGTGGAACGGGTGGGGAAAGTGATGTCTATCCTAGAGCAATAAGTTTTGTAGAAAACGGTGTGCCAGTAAGTGGACAAACTCACGCACAACTACCGTATCACGACAACCCAGACACATTAGCATTAGGATTGTTTAATACGTATTACAACACAATGTTCAGGGACTTAATAGAATTGCCAAGAATGAAAATAGCATTATTTCATTTAACACCAAGTGACATAGCCAATTTAGATTTAAGACGGTTAGTTTATATAGCAGAGGACGGTGGTTCTAACGGGACATATTGGAAAATTCACAAAGTAATAGACTACCAACCACACAAAGACGGGTTGACTAAGGTTGAGTTGTTACAATACCAAATTAAAGACAGTAAAGGAATACTACTAACCAATAACAACGGAAGTAATAACGGACACGGACACGACCCAGCAGACCCGATAGATGATTTTCACACTGGTGAAATAGGAAACCCGTTTACAAACGGTAACACTAACACGGGTGTTGCTTATGACCCTATTGGATATGATATTAGTACAGATAAAGAAATACGTAAAAGTGGACAAAGTTTAATAATGAAAGGAAACCAGTCCCCACGTAACAACGGAAACATAGCATTGGGACACGGGTTAATAGCAAACGACACAAATCAAATTGTGTTGGGACAATATAATGTACAAACACAAGGAGCACAACTTATTATTGGAGGAGGAACGAGTAATACCGACCGTAGAAACGTTTTAACGGTGTTTAAAGACGGTTCTATTGTTATGGGGAGTGATAGTGACAATCTTGTAACAACTGACGTTAGCGGCGATTATGTGGATTTATACACAGAAGAAGAAATAATAACGGGATACGGTACAAAACAAGAAATAAAAACCACAATTAACAAAGTAAAGTAAAATGAGTAAGATAACCACGATATTAGATTTAAAAATTCTAGGGACTGAAAAGTTAGTTAACTTAGAAAAGGAAATACAGAAAACCGAAAGTGCGTTAAAAGGGTTAGACAAAGCAGATAAAAAAAATGCTAAGACTATTGCTGAAAAACGTGTAGCGTTAAAAGGGTTAAGGAGTGAAAGAAACCAAGAACAAAAAACGGTATTAGCAGTTAACACAGCAACCAAGAAATTAGATGGTTCTTATAACAGTTTAGTTGCAAGAAATAAAGCGTTGTTAACCAGTTTAAAAGCGTCAAAAGGTGGAATGAAAGGTAATAGTCAAGAGATTAAAAAGATGAAAGCCGAATACCTTAAAAACAACGAGGAACTAAAAAAGTTTGACAGTAGTATTGGAAACAATCAAAGAAACGTTGGTAACTATTCTTCGGCAATGGGTAAACTTAAAACTGGTTTAGCGTCAGTTGGTTTAGCAATAGGTGGTGCAATGGTTGCTTTCCAAGCATTAAGTAGAGCAGTCGGTGTATTAACAGTTGATTTTGGTGCTTTTGAAAAAGGTTTAACAAACGTATTAACACTTATGGACAGTGGAACAATAGAACAGTTCCAAGGAGAAATGAAAGACGGTATGTTAAACATAATAAGTCAATACGGTTTTGCTATTGATGATGTAAGTAAAGCAATGTTCGACAGTGTTTCGGCGGGTGTAGATGCTGGTAACAGTGTGGAATTTATGAACGCAGCAAGTGAGTTAGCATTGGGTGGTGTAACCGATTTATCAACAGCGGTAGACGGTATGACTTCAGTTATGAATGCTTACGGGTTAAGTGCTAGTGATGCAAACCAAATAGCAAGTGCTTTTTTTACTGGGCAAAAGTTTGGAAAAACAACGGTGGAGGAATTATCTAATTCTATTGGTGGTGTTATACCACACGCAAAAAGAGCTGGTGTAAGTTACCAAGAATTAATTTCAGCAATGTCCGTTTTAACAACACAAGGAATTAAAACAGACTTATCTGCCACAGCATTAAAAAGTACAATTACTGCGTTAGAAAACCCAAGTGAGAACGCAAAGAAACAATTTACTAAGTTAGGAATTAGTTACGGAACAACAGCGTTAAAAAGTGAGGGGTTAATGAAAATCTTAACACAAATTTCTGCGGCGGGAGAAGAAAATGCAGATGTGTTAAGTGAGTTAATACCTAACATTAGAGCGTTAACTGGTGTTTCTGCGTTAGGGGGAGAACAGTTAGAACAATACGACGAAATACTTAGAGAGGTAAACGGAGATTATGGAGAGAACAGTTCGTTAGCAAATGCAGTAGAAAAACAACAAGACACGTTACAACAATCACAAGCACGTTTAAACGGGGAATGGACAACACAAAAAATCTTATTAGGAGAAGAAAGTAAACCGATATTCATAGCAATGAATGATGCGTTAAGTTTTTTAATTAAAAACTTAGATACAGTGTGGGCAATTGTAAAAGGTGTAACAGTTGCTTTTGTAGCATACAATTTTGCAGCAATAGTACAGATAGCCAAAACGGGAATACAAACAGCAGCAACGTGGTTACAAGTTATGGCACAAAGGGCATTAAACACTGCTATGAAAGCAAACCCTATTTTGCTATTAATATCGTTGGGTGCTGGTTTAGCAGCATCATATTCTAGTATGTCTAAAGAAACAGATAAGGCAACAGACAGTCAAAACAAACTTAATAAGGCACAACAAGAGGCGGCTGAAAAAGAAAAGGCATTACAACAAGCACAGAAACAAAGAGAGGAAAGTCAAGCAAGTGAAATAACAAAAGTTAAGTTATTAATAAATAACATTAAAGACGAAACAAAAAGTAAAGAAGATAGATTAAAAGCAGTGCAAGACCTTAACCAAGTTGCTGGGACAAACATCACCAACATAGACAACGAAACACGGTTAATGAAAGACCTAGATGATGCGTACAAAAATGCTGTTGAAAGTATTAAAGCAAAATACATAATGCAAGAGGCAGAGGCAGAAATCTTAGAAATTGTTAAGAAAGAATTACAACATAAAGAGGACGTAAATAGTTTAGATAAAACAGCAGCAAAAGAACAAGAAAAGATAAACGGTTTATTAAAACAAAAAATTGCGTTAGAACAACAAATTGCAAAAGGAATAGAAGATAAAAAGGAGGAGGCAAAAGTGACTAGGAAGTTAACTAGCACAAAAGACCAACTAGCACACGCAGAAAAACGTTTGGCTGGTATGAAAAAAGCAAGTGCCCACGTTGACAACTTAGCAAATAAAAGAAATGCCGACAGTAACGAAATAATGGCAGAGGCACAAAAGAAAATAGATGACTTAGATATTAAGATTGGTAAGGTTACCAAAAATAAAAAGAAACAAGCAACAGCATACGAGAAACTAAGAAACGCTGTTACCGACGCAACAAAAGCACTTAAAGCAGAAATTATTGCTGGTGGTGATACTACAAAAGCAACACAAGATTTAAAAGACGCAAAAGAAGATTTAGCAAAGATAGATGAGGAGTTTGAAAAGTTATCACCCAAAAAAGCAGAAACACAAAAAAGCAACATACAGTTATTAGAACAAGAAATAACAGCAACCACAAAAAACGTAAAATTATTAGAAGGGAATTTTATTGTACAAAAAGAATTTACTAATGAAAAAATTAAGTTATTAAAACAAGAGTTGGAATTAATAATGTTACAAGCACAAGCAACTGGAGAGTTAGGAGATGTTCAGTTACAAAACATTGAGAACATTAAAAAACAATTAGCAACATTAAACAGTTCTTTAAAAAACGAGGAAACTGGTATGTCGCCTTTCCAGGAGGCATTTTACGGTGAGGGTGTACAAAGTGCATTTGCTGGTTTAGATGCTAGTATGGGGATGTTAACAAACAGTATGCAAGGACGTGCTGCAATGGCAAAAACAGAATTTGATAATGAAATGTTTCATTTGGAAACTGCTAAAAATACCGAGTTGTCTAACTTTGATAAAAGTGCACGGGCAAGTAAAATGACCGAAGAACAAAAAACAAAAGCAAGAGAAAAAATAGCAAATAAACACGACGGAGTAATTACAGCATTAAAGAAAGAAGAATTTGAAAGGGTTAAAAAGTTAAACGTAGCAGAGGCACGAATGGCGGGTGCACAAGCAATTATGAATATATGGGGTGGGAAAATAACTGGTAACCCAATTATTGATGCAATAATAAAAGGTGGGTTAATTTTAACACAGTTGGGAAATACCAACAAACAAATTAAAGCAATCAACACACAAGAGTTCAAAGGAGAAAAGGGTGGGTTAATACCACAATTTAAAAACGGTGGAATGGTACGTGGTAACTCACACGCAAACGGTGGTGTTAAATTTAACGTTGGTGGAACAGTAGCAGAATTAGAGGGTGGTGAGGCAGTAATAAATAAACGAAGTACATCAATGTTTAGAGACCAGTTAAGTGCTATGAATGTAGCGGGTGGTGGTAAACGTTTTGCAGACGGTGGATTGGTGTTAGGTGCGTTAGAAAAAGCACAGACAAGAAGTTTATTAACGGAACAAGATTTAGTTGGAATTGCTGGTGCATTATCACACCAACGAGTGACGGTAACAGAGGCGGATATTACGGGGACACAAAACACGATAAACGTCCTAGAAGCAAGGGCTAGTTTCTAATTATGTAGAATAGTCGTAAAGGACATTTAGAACGTGTTTAACGGTCTTTTACTAGTTTAAGGTGTGGTTGTATTAAAAAGAAAAGTTAGAGGATTTACTAGGTATAAAAAGAACAGTAAAAAAAAATTATGATAGATAGAATTTTAGACCATTTTAGCGACAAAAACTTACAAAAAAAACGTCTTAACATTTGTTCACATTGTGAGCATAAAAGAGACAAGTGGTTGGTACTGTTTAATGAAGACAGTTGTGCCGTATGTAAGTGTTCGTTAAAGAAAAAAACAGCAATAAAAATTACTCGTTGTCCTTTAAACAAATGGTAGAAGAATTAGCAAATAACGTTACAGAAAACGAACGGTCTAAAATACAAATTGTGTTTGAAGATAACGCAAATTATTTTTCACGTAATAACAAACACCATTCACAATACATTAAAAATTTATTTGATTATTTCAACACACATTTTCCAAACGTTACAGAACCATTTAATGAAAAAGATATTGAGTGTGTAGATTGTCAAACAACGATAATAAAATTATGGACAACAATAATTTATGAAATATGGGAAAGAAAAATAATTTAAAAGAAGTAATTAGATTTTGTGATTTAATTAGTGAGGAAGTTGTTATGCGTTTCGGTATAGACCCAACGTTAAAAGATTTGTTATTACACTTATCACAACACGGTTTAATTAAACCAATTGTTATTAGAAATTATTTAATTGTAACAGATTTTTACAAACAGTTAAAAGTTAACGAAAGTCATATGACACATACATTTATGGATATGAGTATTAAATATGATTTAAGTGAAAGGCAAATACAAACAATTATTTATGAGTATCAAAAAAAGTTTCAAATTAAAAATAATGTTTTTCGGTAGTTTGTTCGTAAGACTGTTTTAAACTATAATTATTATTGCAAAAACAAAAACCAAAAAATTATGCCAGTAAATCCAAACGAGGAAGAAACTAAAGTTGAGTTCATGGAAAGATGTATGGGTGACGAGGGAACAGTTACAGAATACGGAGATGAAAATGAAAGAACAGAATACTGCACTTTACAGTGGAATGAATCAAACCCACAAGAAGAAGTAGAGGAGGCAGAGAATACAGAAGAAATAACAAGCGAAGTGTCAGTACCTAAAGAAGATGAAAGTAAAGAAGACTTTATGGAAAGATGTGTTACTGACGAATACGATAACGAGGCGTGTACAATAAGTTGGGAAAACAACCAACCAAAAGAAGAAGAAGAAGAAGAAGAAGAAATGGTAGATGCAAAAGATGTATTTATTTATGATATGATTGGTGGTGGTGGAATAACTGCTAAACAAATTGTAAACGAATTATCTAAGGCGGGTAACAGTACACCAATTAATCTAAGAATTAATTCTGCTGGTGGTGATGTGTTTGAGGGGATAGCAATATATAATTCTCTTAAAAAACATAACGGAACAATTAACGTAGAGGTAGAGGGGTTAGCGGCGAGTATGGCAAGTGTTATAATGTTAGCGGGTGATACTATTACAGCAAGTGAAAATTCTCTTATAATGATACACAATCCAAGTGTAGGAATACAAGGAGAAAGCAAAGACCTAACAAAGAAAGCAGAATTGTTAGATAAAATTAAAGAGCAAATGGTTGGTATCTATTCTTCACGAACTGGTATGGACAGTGAGCAAGTTGTACAAATGATGGACAGTGAAACGTGGTTAACTGCTAACGAGGCATTAGAAGTTGGTTTAGTAACAAACGTTGGTCAAAGTATTAAAGTTTCAGCAGTAAACGAAACAATTTTTAGTAACGCACCAAGTTGGGTTAGAGACTTTACAAAAAAACAAAACCCAAATATAATGAGTGACATTGTAGATATGCTAACAAACCTAAAAAATAAAATAACGGGTTTCACAGAGGAAAAACAAAAGGAGGGAGTTAACATACTAGATGAAATTCATATTAAAAACCAGATTGTATCTATTAGTGAAAAGTTACACGAGACAGTAGCAATTAATGACGAGCTAGTTGACACGTTACAAGTTGTAGCAACACACGAGGCAACAATTGATATGTTAGAAAAAAGTATTGAAGAAAAACAACTAGAGATTAATAAACTTAATGCTACACCAACAAGCGACAAAGTAGTAGCAGACAAAGACCCTAGTTTAGATTTAAGAGGTTCTAACAAAGAAACTAACGGTTGGGATGCTGTTAGTGAAATGATGAAAAAATAATAATAATTAATTAATAAAAAAAGAAAAAAGAAATGGCAAATTTAATTACACACTCGCTTACTTATTCTAAAGAAGATGCACAGAAATACTTTTTACAACCTTTGTTTGTAGGAAATTCTGCGTTAGATTACTTTGAAATACTTACGGGAGTAAAGTCTAGTCAAAAATTAGACAAATTCTCTACACTACAAAAAATCACAAAAGCGGAAGCAACTGGTTTTTCTGGTGCAACGGGTGTTACTTACACACAAAGAAGTATTGCAGTAGCAAGAGTAGAGGCAGAAGTAGAACAAGCGGGTGGAGCATTTTGGAACTCAATTAAAGGAGAGTTACTAAGAACTGGAAACGGTAAAGACGACATCAGTGGAACTAAGTTACAAGGCATAGTGTCAGACATTATGGTAAGAGGGGTTAAGAGAGATTTAGAAAGACAATTATGGTTCGGTGACGATTCTAATGCAGCAGCAGCATACGTTGATTACAATCTTTATGATGGTATCTTATTAAAATTACAAGGACTTCCAGCAGCACAAAAATTACAAATTACTTCGGGTGCTTTAGCAGCAAACGCAGCGAAAGCAACTTTCCAAGCACAGTTAGACGCAATGCCTAACGAGGGGTTAGAGAACAGAGCTGATTTAGTATTTTTTGCATCACGTTCATTGTGTGATAATTACAGAACAACATTAGCGTCAGGTGGACAAGAATTAGCATACATTAGTATGACTGACGGTACAACGAATTTATCTTACCAAGGAATTCCAATTGTAGAGCAAGGATTGTGGGATACAGTTATAGCAGCAGATAGTAACGTGGCAACACCTTTGACAGCACCATCTTTACACAATAATACTAAGAAATTAGACGGACATCTTTGCGTATTAACAGTTAAGAACAACATTTGTGTAGCAACTGATTACGATTCAGTTAACGGTGCTGATATGTGGTACAACAAAGACCAAAAAGTTAATAGATTTAGATTTGAGTACGTTGTTGGAGTAAACTACAAAAATGATGAGTTAACAGTTACAGCAGATAGTAGAGTATAGTATTAACAATAAAAAAATAAAAATAAAATGGGAGTATTAACAGCGGGACATACTATATTATGCGAGGACAGAAATCGTAGAGGTGGTATTAAAACAATATATCTAGGAGAGGTTGCTAACGTGTCGGGAACGACAGCAGCAACTCCACACAAATACACTTCTATTGCGGGTCTAACGGGAACGGGTGGAACAACTAAAAATGTTTGGAAATTTCAGTTCGATAGAGAAAGCGCTTATTATTCAGCAAATGCAACCAGAGAAAACGGTTCAACAGTTGTTGAAATTGAGTTAGGATTTTCTATCCCTAAGATTACGGAAGAAGGTAACGCAAGACTAGAGGAGTTAAAAGAAACGTGTGGTTTATTTGCAATAGTAGAAACGTTTGCAGATGACGGAGCAGCGACACCAGTAACTTATCACTTTGTATTAGGATATGATGAGGTATTTTCACCAGACGCATTTATGGAGTTTGATAGTGGAGAACAAAACACTGGAACGGGACTACAAGACCCAAATGAAACAGTTGTAAAACTGAAAGGGTTTATGGCAGAATATCCACGTGAGTATTTACCAAGTGGTGCGGGTATTGTAATTGATTCAAATGCTGGTGTAGCAGCAGCATTAGGATACACAGTAACGTAGAATAATTTTAAGTTTTTGAAAAGGGGTTGGGGAAGTTAATTGGCTAACTCAACCCTTTTTTAATAATTTTTCGTATCATTGCAAATATGGGTTGTGGATGTACAGAAACTAACAGACAAAAAAGAGAGGTATTAGAAGACCTTAATAATAAGTTAATTAAATCAAATAAAAATAATATGGCAAAGCACACTTACAAAGCTGTTGACGGTTGTAGCGAAGACGCTAGACTAAATTTTAGAGGTGATAAAATTTTAGTTAAAACAGCAACACAAGAAATCTTAAAGTTATTATACGACAGTGGACACCCACAAGTTGAAAAAGTAGATAAGAGTGAAAGCAAAAAAGACAAATAAAAAAAGTAACCGTCCTAATGGAATTGTTGCTTTTGATGTCTTAAACTTAACTACACAAAGAAATGTTGCAGAGGAAAAAAACTTAGACAAATTACAGTTTGATTACATACCTTTTGGAGAAAATGAAGAAAACGATTTTCCACAACATTTAGCAGAACTAAAAAGGAAGAGTGCTACACACAGAGCAATACTATCTCAGAAAGTTATTTACACGGTCGGTAACGGGTTTATTACAGAAAACGAACCCTTACTCCAGTATTTAACAAATAGCAACGCTAACGGGGATAATTTTATGTCTGTGTGGCGACGTGTTATAGACGATTATTACACTTTTGGAAATGCTTATTATGAAATTGTTACTTATGACGGTGGGGTTAACATATACCACATAGACGCTACAAAAGTAAGAATATCTAAAGATAAAGAAAATGTTATTATACACCCAGATTGGAACGAATATAGACAACGTGAAGACGAGGCGGTAGTAATACCATTTTATCCAAGTTTTATAAAAGAGGGTGGGAACAAAAGAAGTGTAATACACATAAAAGATTACGAGCCAGAATTTGATTATTACGGTTTGCCAGATTATGTAGCAGCGTTAGAAGACATTTCGGTTAATTATGAAATTGGTAGATGGAACAATACTAAGTTTAAACAACATTTTCAACCGAGTAGCATTGTAGAGATTAACGGGGATATGTCAGATGAGGAGGCAGAGAACTTTGTAGCAGAGGCACGGTCTAAATTTACTGGTGAGGGTAACAACGGTAAGATATTATTCTTAGTTAAGAATGGTGATACAGCACCAGCAACAGTAACAACGATAGACGACAACCACGACGGAAGTTTTTTAGACTTACAAAACATAACAAACCAAAACATAATAACAGCACACCGTTGGCAACCAAGTTTAAGCGGTGTTGTTAGTGCTGGTAAAATGAGTTCACAAGGAAACGAAATACGTGTTGCTTACGAAATGGTAATGGCAACAGTAATTAAAGGGACAATGCACTTATTATTCGAGCCAATTAAGTCGGTGTTAAATGATAACGGTTTTGACGTAACAGATTTAGATATTAAATACGAACCTCCAATCTCGTTTATGAGTGATATTAAAATTGTGGACGTTTTAGAAATAAACGAATTAAGAGAGGCATTGGGTTACGAACATAAAGAGGGTTACGATAAACTGGTTAACCAAAAAGAAGTAGAGGACGAAACAGAAGTACAGTTAAAAGAAGAAGAATAAAATGAATTTAAACAAGACATTATTAGACGCTGTAAACAACGTTTTAAAAGTTTCAATGGAAACATACAACGATTATCCACAAAGTGCTGTAAACAACGCTAAAAAGGTCTTAAAATGGAGGGATAAGTATGGTGACGAGGTTAAGGGAATGACAAGAGTGGGGTGGACACGAGCAAACCAACTCGCTAAGAAAGAAAAAATATCCCGTTCAACGATTGCTAGGATGGCAAGTTTTGCTAGGCACGAAAATAATTCTAAGGTAGCAGAAGAAAATAAGTCAACACCGTGGAAAGATAAAGGATATGTAGCGTGGTTGGGTTGGGGTGGTGCTAGTGGAATAAGTTGGGCACAAAGAAAATTAAAAAGTATTGATAACAAATAAAATAAAAAGAAATGGCAAGTACAGTATCAGCAACAACATTGACAAGTACAATTACAGAAACAATTACATTAAACGGTAACACGTATGGAAATGCAGTTACACACACCGTAGCATCACAAGGAGAAGTTTACAGTAGAACATTTAGTGTAGCAACAACAGAAACACCAATTTTAAGTTTCGGTTCGGCAGACGGAAGTGGAACAGTAGTTGGAGATGCGGTTAGTTACATGAGGTTTACTAATTTAGACGACACAAATTATGTTCAGTTGTGTTTTAAACAAGCGTCTAAAAGTTATTCGGTAAAAGTAGGTGCGGGAGAGAGTTATGTTTGTATGAATAATCAAATGGACGCAAACGCAAGTGCAACAATTGGAACATTAGCAGACCTAACTAGTTTAACGGGTAAAGCAAATACAGCATTAGTAGACGTTGAACTAATTATTGTTAGTGCATAATGGCATACAATAACGTAAATAATCTTGCAACATTAGTTACTAAGACAGACGTTATTCAAACAGCGTTTATTAATAGCACGGTAGATTTGGAAATTATACCAACATCTATTATTAAAATTGCTGAAATAGCACACATTGAAAAACCATTGGGAAGACCGTATTACGAAGAACTAGTTATTCAACATAGTGGAGTTATGACAGCACCAAACCAAGTTTTATATGATGATTATTTAAAACGTTGTTTGTGTTGGTACGTTAAGTTAGAGGCAATGAATGAAATACAAAACCAAGTTTCATCTAGTGGTGTTATGACTAACATAGATGATTACAGTACAAAAGTATCTCCAGCAGAATTTAACTTAATGAAACAAGACGTACACAGAAAAGCACAATTATTTTTACAAGATATGTTAGATTATTTGTCAGATGAAAACAACATTTCTCTTTATCCAACTTACAGAAACGGTAGACACGATACTGACACAATAAACGACGGTTCAACAAACACAAAAGGCGGAATAATTTTTTACTAAACTATTATGAGTAACTTACATTCTAAACAAACGGGAACACAACTACACAATCCCAAAAAACACGCAGAGGCAGAGATTGAAAGTTTATTATTAAAAACTAAAGATAACACGGTTGGTTACGTGGGTTGCTATAATACTTACTCAACAGTGATTACACCAGTAGCAGACGTTGGTGGAAGTACGAATAACAAATACTTTTGTTTGTATTCTAAGCACGGAAGTCAAAAATATGCGTTGTGGTATAATTGTAACAGTAATGGAACGCTAACCCTACCAAGTGGATATGATGGAATACTAGAAGTAAGATTAGTAAACGGTGATAGCGTTGCAAATATAATAACGAAAACAATAGCAGTTTTAAACGGACTAACAGAAAATTATGTGTTGTTTGATAGTTTAGTAAATAACACGACTTCTTTTACAATTGTACAAACTAACTCACCAGTAATAGAAGATGTTACAACGGGTTATCTATATGCAACCACAACAACACCGTATTCAATAGATAAAGTATTGGTGGCAGAGGGTTCTTCTAAAGAATTAAAATTTATACCATTAGAAGAAAAAATAGCAGACACGGTTGGTGCAATGGTTAGTGGTAACACCGAAACAAATGTTACGGTTACTTACAACGATAGCGATAACACATTAGATTTTGTAGCGGGTGCTGGTGGTGTTTCACAAATTATAGCGGGAAATAATGTGACAATTTCTCCAAGTGGCGGAACGGGAAACGTAACAATTAACGCACCGACAAATACAGACACACACGCACATTCTTGGACGGGTTGTATAAATTTAACTGAGGAGGGTAGAGCAGCAACAGCATACAGTTTTGATAGAATTTGTGAAACAAGATATCCAAACAATCACGTATTGGCAGTTGGAAATGTGGGAAGTACAATACCAGTAACAGCAAACACTATAATATCGGCAACTAAGTTTCAAATTACAAGAAATGGAACTACAAATAAATTATGGACTGTAAAAATACAAGCAACACAAGCAAGCACGGGCGGTTTTTTACATTTGTATTCTGGAAGATTAGTGTGTGATGGTGTACAACCAGCATACGCAATTAGCAAATTAACAACATTAACTGTTCCAGCATTGGCACAAAACGCTTTCGCTTGTTTACAAACAGCTTCTGGTTTTTTAACTCCAGTAGCCGTTGGGGATTGTATTATTCCAATATGGGACGGACAGAATGGTGCTAACAATTTACATTATCAATCCACGATAGAAATTGCTGTTCCTTAAATAAAAAATGAAAATTAAAATGATAGATGATATAGTTGGTAGAGTTTGCCCAACAACAATAATGTTAAACGTTGGAGCAATAGGAATAGGAATGACAGAGGTGGAACAAGGACTAAAAATCATCAGTTATGCAGTCGCTATTATTTGGACAATTTTAAAAATAAGAACAGAAATTAATTTACATAATCGTAACAAATCTAACAAAGATTAAAAGACGTGTAAAAGACATTTTAAGTGTCTGTAACGGTCTTTTATCCCTTTTGGGTATGTTAGGACTAAAAAAGAACAAAGGACGTTTTACTAGGTATAAAGATACAATGACAAAACACTCAAAGTATTATTATGAATTCGATAGAAATATGGCAGAAAGGACACCAGATTTAAGACCGTTAAAACATTTTACAACAGCAGAATTTGACTCGCCAGACGAAGTTGGAAGTGGACAAAAAATGAGTAAAAAGTTTTTAGCAATTTTAGACGAGGCACGTGAAAAAGCGGGTGTTCCATTTAAAATTACGAGTGGTTACAGAACACAATCTTACCACAACGACTTAACAAAAAGGGGTTACAAAACTTCACCAACCTCCGCACATCTTTTGGGATTAGCAGCAGATATACAAACTTCAACCAGTTCAATTAGATTGAAAGTTTTACAAAGTTTACTAGAGATGGGGATAACAAGAATAGGAATTGGAAAAAATTTCATACATTGCGACATTAAAACTAGTTCACACAAAGTGTGTTGGACATATTATTAATTAAAAACAAATAAAATGAAAAATTGGCTAATCAACCAGATGTTTAAATCAAAGAAATTTTGGTATGCTGTGGCAAGTATTGTCGTTCCAGCAATCGTTACTTACTTAGGAGTAAGCGAAACAACAGCACAAGAAATCTTTTATGCGGCAATTACACTTATCATTGGACAAGGAATTGCTGACATTAAAAAGTAATGAAACAATACAGACCACGACTAACGAAAACTGAATACGATTACTTACAAAATTTTCGTAATTCAAACAACGTGGGAATTATTGGAGATACACACGAACCATTTTGTCACCCAGATTACAGAAATTTTTGCTACGAAACATTTAATCGTTTCGGTGTAACTAACATTGTTCATATTGGGGACGAGTGTGATAACGCAGCATTGTCTTACCACGAAAGCCAACTAGAAATGCCAAATGCTATTAACGAGGCAGAAAAGGCACAAAGGTCAATGGAGAAATGGTATGCTACTTTCCCTGACGTTAAAGTGTGTGTTGGAAATCATTCGGCACTACCTTTTCGCCAAGCAACAACAGCGGGTATCCCAAAACGTTTTTTAAAGACGTATGAGGAAATATGGAACGCACCTAAAGGGTGGGAATGGAGAATGGACTGGGAAATAGATAACGTATTATATACACACGGGACTGGAAGTAGTGGTGTAAGTGGTGCTAGAAACAGAGCAATAGCAAATAGACAATCTACTGTAATAGGGCATTCACATAGTTTCGGGGGTGTAAGCTATATGGCATCTAGGAACGATATTATCTTTGGAATGAATGTGGGGTGTGGTATAGATGTAGACCACATAGCGTTTAGTTATGGGAAACACTTTCCTAAGAAACCAACGTTGGGATGTGGTATTGTTTTAGACGGTGGTAAAACTGCGTTATTTATTCCAATGGACTTAGGAGCACGGTACGAATGGAAATAGAAAACATATTGTTTTACATTTAATTATGTAAATAAATTGTTTGTTTAGTTGGGAACTACCCTTATATTATAGTTATATAGTATAAGGGTTTTTCTTTTTACTGTAATTTTACCCTAGTTTTAACACTTTACCACACACAAAACCCAAAAGTCGACGAAATTTAACGACACAAAAAACAAAATTACAAAAAGAATTTGCGTTTACTAGGTTAAAAATATGTTGAAAAAGTTTTGGTATTAACATTTTTCTTCTTAGTTTTACACCAACAAAATTAATAAAAACTTAAAACACACAAAATTATGAAACTAGCAAAATTAACAACAGACAGAACATTTGGATTAGAGATAGAATTTGTAAACAGAAGTTCTATGAGTAAAGACGTATTAGCACAATACATTAACAAGAAGTTTAGAAAATTAGATTGTATTGGTGAGGGGTACAACCACACAACACAAAACCATTGGAAAATTGTAACTGACAGCACGTGTGGATTAGAATTGGTTTCTCCAATACTAAGTGGTAAGAAAGGAATGGAAAACGCAAAATGTATTATAGATTGTTTAGCAAATATAGAGGGTGTTACAGTAAACAGAGATTGTGGAATACACGTACACGTTGGGGCAAGTGATATAACAACACAAGGAATTAAAAACGTTGTTTTATTTTACGCAAAAAACCAACACATAATACAAAGTATTTTAGCACCAAGCAGAAGAAACAGTAGATGGACAAATACATTAGCAAATAATTACGGTGACTTAACACAGATTAACAGTAGGTTAAACGGTTGTAATAGTGTTAGCGAAGTTATTAGTGCATTTAACGGTACAAGATACCAAACAGTAAATTTACAAGCATACAGCAGACAAAGAACGGTAGAGTTTAGACAACACGGTGGAAGTTTAGATAGTGAGAAAATTTTAAACTGGGCACACTGGTTAATTACAACTGTTGAAATGTGTAACCAGTTAGAAACAGTTATTACACCAACTGTTAGAACTAAGCAAACGGTAGCATTTAAACAATGTTTTGGACACACTAGTAAAGTTGTATTAGACTTTATGTTAGGTAGAGCAAACCATTTTGGGTTTACTAACTTTGGAAGTGTTAAAACAATTAGTGTTGTTAAGAGATGGGAGGCAGTATGTGAGTTAACAGCAACAGTGTTTACAGTAAACAAATTAAGCAACGGTGGTATAGAAGTAAAAGAGGACGGAAACACTGTTAAGAGTGGACGTAAGACACTTTTACACTTATTAGGTGTTACGGATACAAACCAGACAACAAGACAACTAGGAACGTTATTGTTTAGTACAATAGGACAGGTAGAAGTTACGGTTTCATAAGCCGTGTGTACACCTAAGACACCCCGTGACCTTAATAGGCACGGGGTTGAGGTGGTAGTAGACACAATGTTTACAATAATTTAAAACTTAAAAAAATGGACAACAAACGATTTAAAGAGTACCAAGAAGAAATAGCACGTTTAAGACAACTAGACACAAACATTACAAACCGTGTTAGAGCAACGTACAGCATTAAACAAGAACAAGAACTAGAACAACAAGCAGACTTAGAATTAATGACTAAACGTAGAGAGAAAAAAGACCAAGAATTACAAGAGTTTACGAAAGGTTTAAAGGTACTAGAAAAACTACAAAAGAACAGCAAATATAAAGGTTGGATAAACAAGATAACAAAATAATTAATAACTTAAAAAAATAAAAAGATATGTGTGGATTAATAGGATTTACGGGAAACCGACAAGCAAACCCAACGATAATAAACCAGTTGTTGATAGCAAACGATAAACGTGGTGGACACAGTACGGGATATTATGATGGTGATAAATTTGAAAAGGTGTTAGGAAAAAGTTTAGGACTACACCAAAGAGTAAGACAGTTAAAAACTAACCAGTTTATTGGACACACCCGTTTTAGTACACACGGGGCAAGAACGTTACCCAACCAACACCCGTTTAAATACGGTGATGTAGTTGGGGCACACAACGGGGTTGTGTATAATTACTTAGATGTAGGAGAAGAATTTAGTTGTGGTGAAACAGAAGTAGACAGCCAAATGATTTTTAAAGTATTAGACAAAACAAAACACGATTTTAAAACACTGGGGAAATTTAGTGGGGCACTAGCAACGTTGTTTACAATAGGTGAGTATTACTACACTTACAGAAAAACGAACCCGTTATGGTGTGGTAGAGATAAAAACGGTGATGTTTATTTTAGTAGTTTAAAAGATGTATTGGTTAACTGTAAATTAAACAACATTTACCAACTTAAAGAGGGTAGATTATACGTGTGGAGTGGTAACACTGTTATTGAAAAAGTAGACATAGAACACGACCCGATAGCAAGTTACAATACAGACAACCGTAACTGGTGGGAATACAGTACACCACAGAAAAACAAATACGGAAATTACAGTAGAACGTTACCAATGAGTAGCAAAGGAGTTTACAGTGGTATAACAGACGACTTTGACAACAACATAGAAACGTGTGGTTGGGACGACATTAACGAAATAGACATTACAGACTATGAGTTAACAGAAGTTAAGGAAACAAAACGTTTAATGGAAATGACAGACGAGGAGTTTAATAAACACCAATTAAAGTTATTTGGAAATGATATTAACTAATTTAAACAACAAGACAATGACAAATTATAGTATGACTACAAAATGGGAAACCATTTACAAAATGGAGGGTGTAAAGGTTAAGGCAACCAACCCGACAGATTTAGTAACACAATTAAGAAAATATGCCTACGACCAACCAACCACAAACAAGGAACACCGTGAAAGGAGTTACGTGTGGTTTAAGAACGTGGATAACATAGATATAAACGTAAAGACAGATAGAACGTTTGTAAACGATTTAATAACTTATGGGTATGTTAAGATATTACAAACGACACAAAAGACCCTTAAAACGACTAAAAATGGCAAATAAGAGGAAATACATAGTTAACTATTACGGTTGGATTCCAAGTTATGGAGATTGGGACTGTGACGACTTTATAGTTAGAGCAAAAAATAAGGGTGAGGCAATACAGTTAGCAAACGAAAGGTTAAAGAATTATTTACTTAAAGGTAAACCACACGTTGAATTGTATAGCACAGCAAAAAGAAAAATGGAAGAGTACGATAGAAATTGTAAAACATTTACAGACGCAAAAAATTTATTATTAACTAAAAAAACGAAATAGAATTATGGACGAAAAAACAGCAAGTTTATTAAACACATTAGCAACCGAGTGGGAAACAAAGTTAGCAGAACTAAGAGTTAGAGAAGTTGGGTTAATTAACGGTGGACAAGACACCGAGGCACAGATAACGGGGTTAACAGCAGACACCTTAGATTTATGTATTACACAATTAAGGGAAACAATGACTGGTTTAACACGGTTACAAAACCACGAGGACACCATTACAAAAATGATAATGGACTTAACTAAGTAAGAATTGTGTGATTGGTTGGGGTGTGTGTACTGGGTGAAGAATGGAAACCCCAAAGTAACCCACACCGTAAGGCGCACAACGATTTAAGTATCGTAATTAGCACCCCAACACAACACACATAAAATAATAAATTATGAAAGATAAAACACTAGAAGAATTATTAAACGATTGTAAGCAAGAAGTAGAACAATTTTTAGAAAAGGATTTTACACGTGGTTTTTACAGAAAACCATTAACAGTAAACGACCAAATGGATATGTTTAAAAAAGAAAAGGCACTGTATGTGTTAGCAGAAAACTTATTTTTTTGGGCAGAAAAAAGTTTACAAGGATATGAAATAGATTACGACAACCCACAAACAATAATAGATTATTGTGATGTAATACCGTTAGCAATTTTTGGTGTGGACGGTAACGAGTTTGAAAAAGAAACACGTGTGGTTTATACAAAGGAAACCCGTGTAAAAGTAATTGACGGTGAGGAACAAGATATATTACAAGGAAGAAAACGTGGTGACGGAAGTGAAATTCTTTTTAGTTAATTTGTTTAAAATTTAAAAAAACCGTAAATTTATGAATGTATTTAAGTGTGTAATTTGTAACAGAAAAAAAACCGAATACGGTAACAACCCAAGCCCAATAAAACATAACGGGTTGTGTTGTGATGTGTGTAATAGTACGGTTGTAATACCAGCACGGTTAAAACTGGTTGGAATTGATGAAGACTACATTATGGAAGTATTGTTAGAAATAAGTAACCAAAGAAAATAAAACGGGGAAAGGCGAAAACCGAATAGAGTAGCCAACAAAAATTTTTATTATGAGCATTATATTAAAAGAGGGTAGCGGAAAAGTTACCGAGTTAGTTCCAAGTGGAACACACGTAGCACGTTGTTATCAAATGGTACACGTTGGAACGGTAGAGTGGGTTTACTTAGGGGAAACCAAGTTTACAGACAAAGTACGTTTGACGTTTGAATTACCACACGAAACACGAACGTTTGACGGTGTAGAAAAACCAATGGTAATTTCTAAGGAATACACTGTTAGTTTACACGAAAAAAGTAATTTAAGAAAAGACCTAGAAAGTTGGAGGGGTGCAAGTTTTAACCCAACAGAATTAAGGGGTTTTAATTTAGAAACTTTATTAGGACAACCGTGTATGGTTAACGTTATACAAAACACAGCAAAGAACGGTAACGATTATGCTAAACTGGTTGGACTGGGTAAGTTAGCAAAAGGAACAGATTGCCCAGAACAATTTAACCCTAATTTTATATTTGACTACAAAGAAAATTTTAATAAAGATTGGGTAGAACAACAACCACAATTTATTAAAGATATGATTATGGGAACAGAAGATTGGACATACAAAATGAACGAGTTAAAACACACAGACACTGATAAGGACAATCTACCATTTTAATATGAAACCAATGGAACAAACAGTATTAAGAGCAAAGTGTATTTTAGCAGATGTATTTGAATGTAACATTAATGTTTTTGAAACAAATTATACAAGAGCAAAAAATGTAGTAGAGGCAAGACGGTTTTTAACTTATTTTTTGTACAACGAGTTAGGAATTAAGTACACTGACATTCCTCGTTACATACCAGCATTAAGCAACCACGCTACAGCAATACACCATTGTAGAAAGTTAGAATGGTATTTAGACACAGAAAAAGAAACAGAAATTAAATACCTACAATTTAAAGAAATGGTGGTTAATGATAATTGTCTTAGTGTGGAAAAAGAAATACAGCAACTTAATATACAACGACAAATAATTAAAAAACAAATAACTAAATTAAAAAAATTAATATGAGTATAATGTATGAGGGTGTGGAATGTAATACACAACAAGAAGTTGTGTTAACACACTTAAAAAAAGGTAGACAAATAGACCAGGAACAAGCATACGAATTATGTGGTTCACAACGACTGGGTGCTATAATTTTTAACTTACGCAAAAAAGGTTACAACATTTACAACTTAGATGTAAAAGGAAAAAACCGTTTTGGCAACACGTGTAATTTTGTAAAGTATATGTTGACAAGTACACAAGATGAAATAACACGTATAGAGGAGGGGTTAGACCACAAAGGAAATGAAAATGGACACTCCTAGTTATTGGGCAGTAATACCAGCAAAAGTACGGTACTCTAATTTAAAACCGAGTGCCAAACTTTTGTATGGTGAGATAACGTGTTTACAGAATAAGACTGGTTACTGTTTTGCTACCAATAGATATTTTAGTGAATTGTATGGTGTTACTAAGAACACCGTTAGCAGTTGGGTAAGCCAGTTAGAAAAAATGGGTTTTATTACAGTTGAGTTAGAACGTAACCAACACAAACAAATTATTAAAAGAAAGATAGGTATTACAGAAAATGGGGTTACCCCTCTCACGAATAATGGTGAAGATAATATAACAAGAGTTAATAATACAAGTATTAATAACATAACTATAAGGGAACAAAAGTTTTTAAATAGTGTGTCTTTATTAGAATATGATTTAGAATTAAAAAAAGAATTTTGTGATTACTGGTGTGAAAAAAACCCAAGCAAAAATAAAATGAGATTTGAACTTTGTAAAACGTTTGATGTTGATTTAAGATTGAAACGTTGGGTTAAGAATAATGAGATGTGGAACAAAAAAACAACAGAGGGAAAACATAATTATTTAAAGGCAAAAGGCAGAATAGAAAACCAATATAAAAGTAGAACTGAAACCAATATAAACGTGTGGAAAAACGCAAGAAATATGTTAGACAACTTAGAAACATAAACGACACGTAAACGACATTTAGAGTGTCGTACACGGTCTTACACTGGGTTAAGGTGTATTGGGGCATAAATAAATAGTTAATTAAAACACTAGGTTAAAATGAATGATAAAATACAAGACATAGAATTAAGAACATTAAGAGAAAAATGCTGTGATTTAATGGCACAAACTTTTATGGAATTAGGACAAAGACCAAAGGAAGAAGATGTGGTATCTATTTCTATAATTTTAGCAAATGATTTAAGAGAAGATTTTCCAAATTTAACTTTTGAGGATATAAGAAAAGCGTTTAGAAATGGAATTAGAAACACAGATAAATTTCATATAACTGTTAAAACATATTACGGTTGGATAAAAAGTTGGAGACAAGTAATATGGAACAATGAGGGTAAAGAAGAAAACAAAGACAAGAGATTAGCATACCGAAGTAGAAAAGGAACGGGAGTTAAAAAACTAACAACAACAATTAATAAATTACAAAAACAATTAAAAAATGGAAATAACAATTAGTACAATAGCAGTAACAATAATGTTTGGAATGTTTGTAGGTGCGGGAATAATGTTTAGAATAATGTATAAAGAAAACAACGCATTAGAAACAGACCTAGATGTTAAAACAGACCAGTTACAAAACTTAGACAAACACTTTGTAGACTTTGCTAGATTTAACACCAACAAACAACACGGGTGTAAAAATGCTTATGAAAAATTAAATTATTACAAACAATTAAAAAACTTATAATGGAGAATAAAGAATATGTATTTGTTTATGGAACTTTAAAGTTTGGATATTCTAACAGTGGGTTTCTAGCAAATAGCCAAATTATTGGTAGAGCAACAACAAACAATTTATTTACTTTGTACGAACACGGTTTACCCTACCTAACACAAAAAGCAACACACCAAGTAAAAGGAGAAGTTTACAAAGTTAGTTACAAAACAATGTTACATTTAGATATGTTAGAGGGACACCCCGATTTGTACGAAAGACAAATGATAAGTGTAACGTTAGAAGATAAACAAAAGGTTAGAGCGTGGTGTTACTTTTACAAACACCCAATGAGAGAAAATTTTATATTAACAAAAGGAGAATACAAAGAAAATAATTATGGGATTAAATTTTAAAGACTGGGTTTCGGCAACACATAACAGTAACGGTAACGACCCAACAGAATGGAATGGAACAAACCCTAGTTGTAAGTTATGTGATAAAGAAATAGAAATGAATAGCGATTACTGTGAAGAACACCAGGATTGTGTAATGTGTGGTGAGAACGACGATTGTAACTGTGAAGACGAATGGAGTGGTGTAAGTAGTTGTTGTGAGGCAAAGATGGACACTGACCAGAAAATGTGCTACCGTTGTAACGACCATTGTAGCAGTGTGTGGGAAGAAGAAAATGAAAGGGTATGTTAGAACCAATAAATTTTTTATGCCCCTTAAAACAAAAGTTAGATGATTATAGAAATGGGGAAACAACGTTAAACGAGATGTTAGATTTTTTGTATGGTATAGACCCCAACTTAGAAAAAAAAGTTGTAAGATTGCAAAAGAAATTTAAGAAAGATAGGGAAAAATTATACTACCAAAAAGTACAAAGATGGAAAAAACGCAACTAGATTTTACACCACACAGATTAGAGGGTGAATCGTATGAAGACTATAAGAACAGAAGAAAGGTGTGTAAGATGTTTGAGAAACAAAGATTAAAGGGTTACAAGTTTTGGAACAGTAACCAACGAGGAACGTTTACAAAAGAAAAAGAAAACCAGTTATTAAATGAAATACAAAGGGATAAAGAAAATTCTAAGGAAACAGATAGAGGAGAATAAGAATTTGTTATGGCAATGGGACAAAGACAATAACAATTTTATTTGTATATATCACACGGTAGATAACACGATACCAATCTACACACCAATACAGTTATTAAACGTTTTAACGGACTTAAAACAAGATAAGATAACAACACCCACAAACTAACATAAAGACGTTATAACACGTTTATCAACAATTAGTTGTTGAAATAAATTTAGGAAACCATCAGCGTTTCCTTTTTTTTTATATCTTTGAAAACTGTAATGAGTGAACAAAACTTACAGACGGCAGTGGTTAAATACTTACAATTGAAATATCCAAGAGTAAGATACTGTGCTAGTTTAGGTGGAATAAGAACCAGTTTCAAACAAGCAGTGAAAGCAAAAGCAACGGGTTACGTTAAGGGATTTCCAGACTTACAAATTACAGAAGCTCGTGGTGGTTATTACGGGTTGTTCATTGAAATAAAACAATTAAAACGGTACGCAACCAAAGAACAAAAGCAGTGGATATTAGATCTAAATGATAGGGGTTACAAAGCGTTGGTTACTAAAGGTTTAGAACAAACAATAGAGGAAATAGATAAATACTTAAAACTAAAGCAAACAAATAATTGTAGATGTTAAACCGTGTAAGTAAGAAACAAAGTAAGGTAAACAAAGAATTAAAAAAAGTTTATACCGAATTAGCAAACGAAAGACCACATTATTGTACTGGGTGTGGAAGAAGTGATGTACCGTTATCACATTCACACTTAATACCAAGAAGTTACAATAAAAGTTTAGAAACAAATAAAGAAAATATAACATACCATTGTTTAAGTTTAGGAGAAAGAAAAGGGTGTCACGAAATATGGGAGGGAAAGGATAGAAGTAATTTATTAGATTATATGAAAAATATGGAAACAATTTTACAACTAGATGAGAGTTACTATTTTTTAATAAACGAATTTTAAAATGGGTTTATACATAGAAAAAAAATACCATTTCTACGCTGGACACAGAAATAAATCAGCGGGAGAAAAGTGTGGTAGATTACACGGACACACGTACGACGTTGTGTGTACCTTTGCTTTTGATAACATAAACGAAAATGGTGTAACAATGTTATTCAGTGACATTGATAAGGTTGTAGAACCAGTAATAAAACAATACGACCATTACTTTTTGCTGTGGGAAAAAGATGAGTTATGTAGTTTATTAAAATTAGACAACGAACCGTTTATAGAATTGCCCTTTCAAACCAGTGCAGAGAATATGGCAATATGGATATTCCAACAAATTAAAAGAGAACTACCAATAATAGAAATTAGTTTAGCAGAAACCAAAACATCAAAAGTAATATACAATGAAAAAGAAAGAGGAAATTAGAGTAAGCGAAATGTTTTATTCTATACAAGGCGAGGGAATAACAATGGGTGTTCCAAGTGTCTTTATAAGATTACAAGCGTGTAACTTATTATGTAAAAGCAAAGACTGGGTGTGTGATACAATACCAGTTTGGACAAAGGGTGAAAAAATGTTGGTTAGAGATTTAGTCAAAGATGTGTTTCAACGGTTTCATAAGTACCTAACAAAAGGGGCACACCTAGTTTTTACGGGTGGAGAACCAATGTTACAACAAGCGGCAATACAAGAATTTGTAGATGTGTATTATAGGAAATATGAATACGTACCATTTTTAGAAATAGAAACCAACGGAACAATAGAATTTACAAATGAATTACTAAAGGAGTTTGACTTAATTAACTGTTCGCCAAAGTTGTGTAATAGTGGTATGAAAGAAGAAAGAAGAATTAAAGCAGATGTGTTAAGACAGATAAATAACTACCGTTCATCTATTTTTAAATTTGTGGTGTGTGAAGAAGAAGACCTAGCAGAGATACAAGACTTAATAGATTTGTTAGATTTAAAAGAAGAAAAGGTGGTGTTAATGCCGGCGGGAGATTGTAGAGAACAGTTAAACGATTTAGCACCAATGGTTGCAGAAATGTGTAAGGAAAATAATTATTACTTTGGAAGTAGATTACAAGTAGATATTTGGAACAAAGTAACTGGAGTTTAAAAAAACATTATGAGTGAAACAAGAACAGAAGTAAAAGTACACCAATTAAGTTGGCAAGAAATTTACAAAGCAATGTACGAGAAAACTAAAAAGTTTAACAAACCAGATGATAGATTTTATGGTATTCCAAGAGGTGGACAAGTTGTAGCGGGTATGACGGGCAGAGCAGTAGACCATCCCGACTTAGCAAATGTTATTATTGATGACCTTTACGACAGTGGAACAACATACAAGAAATGGAAAAAGAAGTACCCAAAAAAAGAGTTCGTATTTCTATTTGACAAACGAAAAGAATTTAAGAATACGTGGATACAATTTCCGTGGGAAGAAACTGGTGAAAAAGAAGTAGAGGAAAACGTGGTAAGGTTGTTAGAATACTTTGGACAAGATGTAAACCGTGAGGGGTTACAAGAAACACCAAAACGTTATGTTAAGTTTCTTAAAGAATTTTTAACCCCTCCACATTTTAACTTTACAACATTTAAAAGCGAGGGCTATGATGAAATGATTATTCAACAAGATATACCGTTTCACTCACTTTGTGAACACCACATAGCACCATTTTTTGGAAAGGGACATATTGCTTACATACCAAATAAGAAAATTGTGGGGTTAAGTAAGTTAGCAAGAACACTAGAAACATTTAGTAGAAAATTTCAAAACCAAGAAAGAATAACACAGCAAGTAGCAGAATACTTAGAAAAGGAATTAAAACCGTTGGGGGTTGCTGTTGTATTAAAGGCACAGCACTTATGTATGGAAATGAGGGGTGTAAAGAAACACGACACGTTTACAACAACCAGTAAAATGACTGGTGTATTTAAAACAGATTTAAACGCACGACAAGAATTTTTAAACTTAATAAAATGAAAAAGGTAAAAGTTAAAGAAAGAAAAGTAACAGATTTAATAACTGCTGAATACAACCCAAGAGTTATAACAGAGGAGGAGTTGGTACAACTACAAGATAGCATAAAGCGTTTCGGACTGGTAGAGCCAATTTTAGTTAACGTAAACAAACAACGAAAAGATATTATCATAAGTGGACACCAACGTTTAAAAGCGTGTACAACGTTAGATATGAGTGTTGTTCCGTGTATAGAATTAGACTTAACATTAGACAAAGAAAAAGAGTTAAACGTTAGAATGAATAAGTCGGGTGGAAGATTTGATGTAGATATGTTAACCGAACACTTTGATAAAGAAGTATTATTAGAAATTGGTTTTAAAGAGTTCGAGTTTACAAACACAGACGTTAGCATAGATAATTTATTTGAAGACGTAGACGACTACAAACCAAAAGAAGAAACAAACAAAATTGTTTTAGAATACACAGACGAAGAACACCAGTTAGTGTTAGACAAGTTAGCAGAGCTTGACGGTACTAAAGAAGAAATTGTGTTTAAACTTTTGGGACTGTGAAAATATATTTAGCGGGAAGTGGTTGGGATAAGTTATGGATTGAAAAATTAGGTGGTGATAACTTTTACGACTTTAATAGATTGGAAACCTTTTGGGCAATAAGTAAACACGAGGCAGAAGTTATACATAAGTACAACAACTTTATGTTAGACAGTGGGGCATTTAGTTTTTTCGGTGGTGCTAAAACAGACCTTAATGAATATGTTTCTAAGTATATTAAATTCATAAACGACTGGGACGTTAAATTGTTTTTTGAATTAGACATCTACCAATTAATTGGAAAGGTAGACACAGACATAATAAACCAAAGAATAGAAAAAGAAACTGGTAAACAAACAATGCCGGTGTTCCATTATTTCTTAGGAACAGATTATTACAAACAGATATGTGAGGAGTACAATTACATAGCAATTTCTGCTAGTGGTATGTACGCAAGTAAATGGACAAGACAAAACCCAGAGAAGTTAAGAAAACTAATTGATTACGCACACAGCAAAGGGGTTAAGGTTCACGGGTTGGGATATACTAAAATGACAATGTTAGATAAAATGCCTTTCGACAGTGTGGACAGCACGAGTTGGATTGGTGGTAACCGTTTTGGAATGGTTTATGAATGGAACGGAAAACGTTTTAACAAACACCAACGAGACGGGAAGAATGTAAAAACAAACCAAGTAGCAAAACATAATTTTTATGAGTGGGTTAAATTTAGCAAGTATGCAGAAAAAAACTATTAACGTAGACAACGGGGTTAACTTTGGAATGTGGGAAGATGAAACAAGTGATTATCTTTACAGACGCAGTATTAGACAAATACTCGACCAAATACACGTTCCAAGTTCGGTTGGAGATTATGGTGGTGGAAACGGGTTAATTAAACAATACATACCACACGCAGTAACAATAGACAAGGATAAAGAAAAACAACCAGACGTATTACAAAACATATTAGAACACGAGGGGTTTTATGACTTAGGCATTTTAAGGTATGTATTACACTATCTAAACGATTATGAAGTTATGGAACTGTTTAGCAAAATGAATTGTTTAAAGGTGTTAGTAATACAGTTTACGAACCAAGACTTACACGTTAAATATCACAACAGTAAAAATGAGTTTAAATACTTTCGTACAAAAGAACAGTTAGAGGCATTGTTACCAGTTAAAGCAAAACACATATTTTCAGGGGAATACAGATGTACAAACGAGTTCTATAAAAACAGACTACAACTAGACAATAGCATTTCACATTTAGAACAATTACAAGCATACATAATATGACAAACCCAGACAATGATTTTAGTTACGAAATAAAAGTTAAGGTAACAAAAGAAACATACAGACGTTGGAAAGATTTAAGAACAAAGGTCTATAAACTTACGGGGTTTAACAATCCAAGTAAAACAATAGAGTTTGCTATAATAGAAGCGTTAAATATACCAGACGAATGTTTAAGATAAGAATAGGAAAAGGAACGTTGGTGTTTACGTTTAAACCAAGTTGGAATTTCAAACATTTCAAAATGGGAATAACTTACAAATTTTAAAAACAAATGATAGAATTAATAATAGGTTTAGGAGTGGGAATAGTAATTGGAATGTATGTAGTTGGACAGATACAAAACCACATAGAGAATAGAACACAGAATAAAGATTTATTAGACAATATGAAAAAGTATGATACCAGTTATAATGACGGGAATTTTACATATTATTATACGCATAAAAAAAGGGAGAAGAAATGATTACAAACTTTTTACTTTTCTTATTGTGTTATTTGTTTTACATAACAATGATTAATCATAACAAAAAACAAGATGGCGAATAAAGATAAATACACGGTGGAACAAGTTAAACAAGCGTTAGAAAAAGCGGGTGGTTTCTTGTCAATAGCCAGTGAGAGTTTAGGTTGTACACGTAAGACCATTTACAATTACTTAGACCGTTATAGCGAGTTAAAAGAAGTGTGTGAAGACATACGGGAACGTTACTTAGACATAGGAGAAAACGAACTGTTAAAAAAAATAAAAAAGGGTAGCACACCAGAACTTATCTTCTTCTTAAAAACACGTGGCAAGAGTAGGGGTTACGTAGAGAAACAAGAATTAGATATTAGTAGTGGTAACGAACCAATTAAAATTAACATAAACTTAGATGGAGATAACTCCTAGTTTCACCAACACACAGAAGAAAGCGTTAACGTATTTGACAGACAATACGACTAACGAATTATTGTTTGGAGGTGGTGCTGGTGGTGGTAAGAGTTACACTGGGTGTTCGTGGTTAATCATTAATTGCTTACAGTATCCAAAGACACGTTATCTTATGGGACGGTCTAAGTTAGACGCATTAAAGAAAACAACGTTAAATACATTCTTTGAAGTTTGTGAAAACTGGGAAATTAAATCACAAATACATTACACGTTTAACGCACAAAGTAATATCATTAAATTCTATAACGGAAGTGAAATAATACTTAAAGATTTGTTTACTTATCCAAGTGACCCCAACTTTGACAGTTTAGGTTCTTTGGAATTGACTGGTGCTTTTATAGACGAGGCAAACCAAATATCACAGAAAGCAAAAAACATTGTGTTAAGTAGAATAAGATTTAAGTTAGACCAAAACGACTTAATTCCTAAATTATTGTTAACGTGTAACCCCGCTAAGAATTGGTTGTATAGCGAATGGTATATACCACACAAACAAAACCAACTTAATATAGATAAACGTTTCTTACAATCGTTGGTTACAGACAACCCAAATATCTCTAAACACTACATTGAGACGTTAAAGAAAATGGATAACATAACACGGGAGAGATTGTTGTATGGGAACTGGGAGTACGACGACACAGAGGGCAAGTTGTTTAAATACGATAATATCATAAGTTGTTTTACTAATAACTACATTACAGAAACGGGTGAAATGTATATGAGTGTAGATGTAGCACGTTATGGAAGTGACAGTTCGGTAATATGTGTGTGGTGTGGTTGGGTAGTTATTAAAATTATTAAGTACAATAAAACTGGAATACACGAATTACAACAGCACGTATTAGAAACAGCACAACAATACAAAATACAAAGAAGTAATATCATAATAGATGAGGACGTGTTGGTGGTGGT